ATTTCACAGAATCCGGCGGATCTAGCCAACGCCAGTGACCTTGCTACTGCGGATCTACAGCGACTGTTCACACAGGGTCCGAACGAAGTTATCGGTGCCACTGACTCTGTTACCGCCGATCTTGCTCGCGTAATGTCGATTGCTCTCAATGAGGCTATCGGTGTCACTGATATTGACACCCTGCTGAACGAAGAGCTGTACGCCGACAATGCGGGCATCACTGACACCACCAGTATTGTCAAGGCTGTCAACGCTTCATTGGCAGACTCCATTTCTGGTTCGGATGTTCTGACTACGAGTTACCAGACAAACGCATCGCAGGGCCTGCCGGAGAATGTCGGAGCTACTGACGCTGTCACGCTACTCAGGGCAACTACCAAGACTACTGCTGATACCGCGAACCTTAGCGATGCAATCGCTTTGGTTCGTGCGATGCCAAAGTCACTTTCAGAGTCTGTGGGTATCACGGATTCAGTATCCGCAGTGAAGAATGCGAACGCAAGTTTCACTGTACTGCTCGCCGGAAACGCCGAGGCTCCACTGACCCTGCAGGGCTGGTGGAGTGGGACTGCTATCGTGCCGGTTACCTACGACCAGAAGACCTGACAGAGTTAGGCCCCAGCCTTCATTAGGTGTGATGAAGGCTGGGGCCTAATTATCTTACGCTGACAGTTTGCGGGCTTCCTCGAGCCAGTCTATGATGCGCTGAAGCTCTGCTTCTTTTTCTGCACTGACGTAGGTGCCGGTTCTTTTCGTCTCAATCCTGCCACCTTCTCGGCGCTTCTTTTTGCATAGAGGTCCACGACAGCCTTTATTGTAGGTCTTTCGAGAACCATGCTTAAGGTGAATAAACTCTGGATTTGTGATCTCTTCGTAAACGTCTGGAGGAAGCTTACCCAACATAGCGATACCTCGTCGTCGGACGGCCAACGTCTCCCGGCTTTGGCGGGACTTCCAGTAGTTCCTCAATGGCAATGAGGTCTTTGATTAGACTTGCCAGCATTCGAGGGTCCACCTTCTTGAAGGCGGCATTGTTCTTTAGACCCTTCTTCATGTCACTCAAAGATGCCGGCTTTCCAGTGCGCTTCTCGTGACGCCTAACAAACTCTATGATGACATTTGCAATATCAGCTGCTTCTGACAGGCCGACTTGTGAACTTGTGATACCATATGACTGGACAATGTATGGATAGCACGCGATAGCCTCTTCTACTGACTCAATTGGAACTTCTTTCTTGAGTCGATTAGCCGTGAACAGTAGAATGAGCTTCTTCAGCAGAAGGTCAACTCGAGTGAGCATGTCATTGTCATCACTCTTTTGATCAGGAGCAATAGTGTCGTGATAGAAGTTGGTAAAACGATCTGCAGCCTCTGCTGACCAGCCCATCATATCGGTCGGCTTGAAAGAAGCCGACCAGCCGTGAATCTCCTGCAGGGGCTTTACGGCTGGCGTAATGTCGATCATAGCGCCACCAATAGCCACTCGCTTCTTTTCGACGCCAGGCGCAAATACCCAGCGATTGATAAAGCCAGAATCCTGATTAGCTCCAGTCAGCAATCCTTTGAGTGCTTTCGGCTGGGTGGTAGTCAGAGCGGATGCGAAAGGTTCCTGTGCGACCTTAGCGCCACTGGTAATGGCATCCGTGGAGATTTGCGGCTTCATGTCATAGAGGCTCTGCAAGGTTGGAATTGCGGAGTTGCCTATGCGCTGTGTGCGCGATACCAGTGCACTGAGTTCGTTATACTCGATCAGACCACGCACCGGAAGGTATCCGAGAATCTTCTTTGGATTCATTGGGTCATATTGAGCCTTCATAAAGCCACGAACGAGGGCTTCGCCTGAAGCCGCAGTGCTGATCGTTTTCATGCCCTTTGAATTGTCGTCATCAGTATACGGAAGGGCCTTGAACATGAGATTCTCGAAGTGTGACTCTGCGCGAGACTTTCCAGATCCTGAACGACCAAGCGTACAGACGAACAAGTTTCCAAAGACAGGCACTCGATCCATCAAGCGCACGTCTCGACCGATAGCGAAGCCGATAGCCAGAAGGCCATTCCAGAAGTTATACTCCTCTGGGATATCGTCGGGGGCTGTCGCCTCCATATAGGCCCGCAGGAAAGTGTTTTTCGGGACAATGTTTCGCCAGTCGAGTCCGATCTGGAACGACACCTCTTCAATATCTTCTACCAGCTGAACAACTTTTACTGGCTCTTCCTCTTCAGGCTCCGACTCGGGAGGAGTAATGACAGTATTACCACCAAGCGTCCGCTTGATGGTGTATCCATAGTCCTGTGCCATCTTCTTGCGCAGCTCATGAAAATTGGCACCATCCTTGTAGTTGGAGATGCCAAAGTGAAATGCAGCCAGATCCAGAGCGTCGCCACCCTGATTGCAGGCTCCGCAGAACCAGGTCTGCTTGTCGGTGTTGATCCAAGCACTCGGATTCTTATCAGCGTGACCGGGAACCGGGCAACTGATCATAATGCTTTCTGTCTGACCACCCTTGACGTTCGGATTCATCTTGCCGCACCACTTACGGTAGGCGTCGATAATGTCGATGCCTGAGATGATCCGATCCATCTCCTTGTCTTCGTCCGAGCGCTCATGCGGCTGTTCGGGGACAAGGTCAGAGTCGAATGACGGGTGAGCTTCTTTGATACTCTGAAGTTCAGCCTCCTGCTGGGCTCGCCGCTCTGCGAGGCGCTGCTGAAACTTTGACATTGTTTCGGCCATCAGTCCCCCCAAGGATTCAGTGTGGTCAGTGCCCAGATCGGATCGACAGGTTTCATCTCAGCCATTGCCGTCCTCATATCCACGAAGAAGGTCGGGTCTGAAGACTTGAGATTTCGTCCGAGAGGGAGTCGCATGAGATTCCCCAGATCCTTACCGTCGAGTGAGTTTTGCTTTGGAAACACCTCAATGGAAAGGTTAGGATATCCAGTGGTAGGGTCACTGTTCGCCCACTTGAAGAAATTAGTCCCTCGGGAAGCTTCAAACTCTCCGATTGAGTCCAATACAATCTGAGCACCCTCTCTTGCTTCAGCTGCGTTGATAAGGCCGGTAAAGGCGTACACATGAACGCCCTTCGCACCAGAGTAAGCAGCCGCGCAAGGAAGTTCGAGTTCCTCGTAAATAGCCCTCATGAGGATAGATGCCATCATCTTGAGCTGATACTTGCTCCACTTTCGGCTCGGATGAGCCCGATCGCGCCATGCTTCACGAGCATCAAACTCGTGAAGATTTCCCTCGGCGTCAGGATAATGTCCAGTGTAACCGGGCGAAGATGCGGTCGGCAGGCTGTTCTTTTCGAGATCAATGTCGAATGCGAACAGTTTACACTGACTATCAGAATTAAGAATGTAGTGTCCAAAAGTCTGCACACCTTCAAGGTGAGCGTTTAGATCTTCGCGTCGCCAGGGGATTCGAGTACCATCACGAGTACCATCATCAGTATGAGGGGACCACGCACCGTTGCCATGCTGAATAGCCTTTACATCGGGTCGGGCTATGAACATTCTCGCTAGGAGATTACCAACTTCTTGTGACAACGCTTCCCCTCATGTCGGACACAGCAGTACCCCTTTGCGCCGATAATTGGACGCAGGGGGATCAACGATCATAGGGGTGCCATTTTGGCCCGTCAAGCAGGGGGCATATTTGTGCGTGAGGAGGCCACTTTGGGGTGCCATGTTGACCTCACCCTAGAGGTCGTGTAGTGTTTCATCCTGCCGGTTAGTTCTCCCAAGAACGGCCACAGAACCCCCGCTGGAGTCGGACCCAGCGGGGGTTCGCTTTGCTTGCGCAGCACCCTATGCGACGTGTACCTTCCGGAATCGCTTATACCTACTGCCGGAAGTCACCTCATGCCCACTGAAGTCTGGTTCCGCAACCCTGACAACTACATCAGGGAACTTGTGGAGTGCGAGGAATATCAGATCGCTTGGGACCGTGGCTTCCTGTTCAAAAAGAAGATTGACCCGTTGAAGCACGCGAGTCTGTATTACGGGAACGCATACCCTTATCGCCTCCTCCTTGTTGGTGACCAGGGAACTGTTGAGCTTCAGTCTGGCGACTCTATGAACAGTCCTACTGCCGTCTATCCGACTTGGTGCTACGGCGAGGAGACGGTTCTGCTTGAAGAGATGCTGGCGAATCCGTGGGGCGAGAATTTAGAGTTCTGTAATGACCTGTCTATTCCGGTTGACCAGCGCCCGGTACTGGGACAGGAGCATCGAGTCGTTATCACAGATCTTCCCAACGCCAGCAGCGGCCCCGGTCGCAAGTTCCTCCGCTATCTGAAGGATCTGCAGGGCGATTACCCTGATGCAACCATCCACGTTCACGGCCTGTACGGCTACAAGATCGCCTTCGGCATGGGCTGGAAGTCTGTCGATGTTGAGCCTCGTACCACTGCTCAGAAGGGCAGGATATTCCTCCCGAGCGGCCAGGAAGTCAAGTACGAGCAGGCACAGACTCATCCGAAGTGGGTCACCACTCTAGGCTTCAAGCCCGTAGAGCTCGCGGTGCCGCGAAACCGCTGCATGTATAACATCAAGTCAGCAGTCTGGGCAGGTGCGAACTACGATGCCCTGTTCAACTTCAGGATGCGCTCCGATGCACCTGTTGACCATTCAACTCCCACGAACGACTACAAGCCTCCGGAGACGAAGAGCCAGTTCACCAAGCAGGTGACCGCTCAGCTCGGGGACAAGTTCCAGTGCAATACCTGCAGCCTGCAGCTTGACTGCAAGCACTTCAGAGATGGGGCGGTGTGTTCGGTGCCAAATGCAGAGCCGACAGAACTCGCACGATTTTTCAAGACCCGCGACGCGGGCATGATTATTGACGGACTCGGAACTCTCCTTGCCGCCAACACTCGCAGACTCGAATCGGGACTCCGCGAGGAGGAAGCCTTTGGCGACCTCAATCCTGAGGTCAGCAAGATCATGAGTCAGGTATTCACGCAGGGTGTTCAGCTAGCCAAGATGCTGGACCCGGCGCTTCGCGGTGGGCCTTCCGTCCAGGTCAATGTCGGAGGCAATCAGGCGCAGGTTGCAGGCGCAAATCCGCAGCAACTGGTTGCAGCGGCATTCAGGGCTCTTGAGGCGCAGGGCTTTAGCCGCGATGAGATTACTCCGGACATGGTGCAGAACCTGCTCATCAGCATGTCCACGCCCCAGAAGTCACTTCCCGAGGCAGTTCAGGGAACTGTGATCTCTGAGCGTGAGGGGTGAATCTGTGGAAGCCTATCGACAAGATAGGCAAATGGATTCTCGAGGAAGTTGACGCCGAAGTTCAACTTCGTGCTGGAGTGCTTTTGACGCTTCTGTCAATTCCATTCTATCCTTACATGCTCTGGTCCGGAGAGCCTCCGGTCATTTACTTCCTTTCGGTATTGGCCGTAACCTTATCTGGAATCGCGCTGGTAATCGGAGCGCAGGTTCTTGTCAGGCAGGAAGAAGACAATGACGACGACGTTTGACCCGAAGCGCATTGTCGCAGAGGCAATGTGGCTCAAGGATCACCCACACTTTGAGCAGAAGCCAGCCTCCATTGAGGAGTTCGTTGGTGAGGGTTATCTAGAGATTGCTTCACTGATTCGCCCCGGTCTCATGCAGGCACTGAAGGATATCTTCGGCCATGAGGTGAATGGAAACCGCATCGCTAACTTTGAGCGTGCGATGATTACAGGCGGCATTGGTATTGGAAAGACCACCTTCGCCTCTATTGCGCTACCGTACATGTGTCACTGGGTTCTGTGCCTGAAGGACCCACAGGAGCACTTCAAGCTCCTTCCCGGTAGCCGCATTGCTTTCATGCAGATGTCAACGTCTGAGAAGCAGGCAATGGAGGTTATCTTCGGTGATCTCAAGGCTCGCATTGAACACTCGCCGTGGTTCATTAACAATTACCCTCACGACGACAAGTATACGAAGCAGATTCGGTTCCCCAAGGATATCTGGATTCTCCCTGGTGACTCGTCTGAAACGACCTTCGAGGGATACAACATTCTCGCTGGAATCCTCGACGAGATGGATTCGCATAAGATCACAGAGAACAAGGACTACGCCGACGTAGGCTACGACACCATCGAGTCTCGTATCGCTTCTCGCTTCACCGAGTATGGCGACGATGGTGGGGAGGCTGGCCACAAGGGGCTGTTGATCTGTATTGGACAGATGAAGAAGTCTACCGGCTTCGCTGCAAAGAAGTACCGCCAGTTTAAGAAGGATCCTAAAGCATACGTAATGCGTATGACCATCTGGGAGAGCTTGGGCTGGGACAAGTTCACGCGCAAAGACGGAACCAGAAATAGTTTCTGGTACGATGTGAAGCGCAAGGCGATCATCCCAAATCTCGTAGTGGGCATGGTCAAGAACGAAAATCTGATTGAAGTTCCAAACGCATACCGTGATCAGTTCGAGAACAATCCTGAGAAAGCCCTTAAAGACCTTGCTGGAATCCCTCCCACGACTTCGGACCCGTTCATCAGTCTTCTCGACCGTATTGACGAGTGTATTGAGCGCTGGGTCGAGAAGCATGGCAACGAGTCGCCGGTGGGTCCTGAAACGTCTCGTCCAGTCTTCGCCAAGTGGTTTCGCGCAGACAACGATCCGCGTAAGCGTCATATCCATATTGACATTGCTGTGTCTGGAGAAGGTGATGCTCTCGGCATGGCTATGGGCTATGTGGAATCTGTAGTGGAGGTCGATGGTGAGAAGAAGCCGCATATCGTCATTGACTGCCTCATTCGTATCAAGGCTATGCCGGGCACTGAGATTCTGCTTTCGGACGTTCGTAGAGTCATTTACGATCTGAAGGAAGAGCGTCACTTCAGAATCTACTCGGTCACGATGGACGGATTCCAGTCTACCGATACGATGCAGCAGCTTCGCAAGAAGCGATACAAGGTTGACTATCTATCGGTGGACAAGTCAACACTGCCCTACGAAGACTTGCGTGAAGCGATTTACGAGCGTCGCCTTGACTTCCCGCCTTACATGACGTACTTGAAGAAGGGTGATGGTGAACTGGTCAATGTCGCGGTTCACGAACTCAGCACTCTTCAGTACGACGGTAAGAAGGTTGACCACCCGGTAGACGGATCGAAAGACGTTGCGGACGCTATGGCCGGGGTTGTGAGTACCTTGATGGGTGACCGCACCTACCGGAGGGGAGTACACTCCATGCGTGCTGCAACTGAGGAAGAAGAGCTTGCAGCAACCGGGACAGATTCTATGGGAAGCGTACTCCAGTTCCCTGGCAGTGGTGGCGGACTACAGGCTCCGATACCGAGTACGACTGCAGGCGGGTTGACTGGATTGGCGATTCCTCCGAGGCTCATGCCAGGACGGGAGCGGTAAATGTCAGGTCTTCTGGGACCAAACGGACAGCCGATTGACAAGTACCTGACCAACAAGAAGGCAACACCTCCAAAGCTGGGAGAGTCCTTCGGTAACTGGGCAGGTCGTGATCAGGAGCTTTTCACGCTTCCGGGCGGAGGTATCGTCCAGTTCGACCTCTCAAAGCTGCAGCTCGAGGATTACCGAGCCATGCGGGATCACTACCAGGTGAACTCCTCGCTGGCCGTACTGTCCTTCATGCAGCACCAGTCAGAGTGGCACATCGAGTGCGAAGACAAGAAGATCGCTTCGTTCTGCGAGGAGCAGCTGCGTAATATCTGGACACAGCTGAACCGAGCATTCTCGCAGGCCAACTGGGCTGGCTTCTCTCCTATGGCTCTGAACTACGAGAACAATATGCAGGACCGAACCATTGACATTGCCAAGGTCAAGGATCTCTACCCTGAAGAGTGTGAGATTCAGTGGAAGCTTGTCGATGGATGGGCTCCTCCCGGTCGTGTGCCTCCCAAGTACAAGGTGTACGACGGCATCCGGCAGATGGGTGCTCCGTTCCCCATTCCTGTCGAGAACTCGCTGTGGT